AAAGCGAACTCACGTTGTTACGCTGTGCAATATGATTGAAAGTTCAATGCTAGGGCTAATGTTAATTCCTGAACTAGGACAAGTTGAGTTTATAAATTTTATAAGTTCAGGAACTTCAAATGATACAATTTTCACTTTAACAAATACTTTTAGAAAAGCATTAGAGTCAAGCGTCGATGTTTTAGATGTTAAAGCTGAACTAATAGAGAAAGGTTTATCGCAATTTGCGAAGCTCTAAAATAAATAAGAAAAACACACTTTTGGAGCATATCAAATGCGAATAAACGATCTCGTAAACGAACAAATTATTGCTGAAGTACACCAGGAGGAAAACCTGGTAGCGCAGTATCACAACGCTGAAGAGTATGAAGGGAATATAAGCATGTCAGGACGTCACCTGACATCACTCAGAGGAGCCCCGAAGATAGTCAATGGAAACTTTGACGTTAATGAAAATCCTCTTTTAAAGACACTGCGCTTTGCACCAATCCACATAACTGGTAGATTTAACGCTAATGATTGTGATATTCAATCATTGCGCGGCTGTACAACAAAAACAATTGGTGAGCTATTTACTATATCAAAAAATTCTTTTAGATCAGTTGATGATTTAATGGGGGCTCCTGAAGATATTGGCTCACTTCACATGTGTTTTGGAATGAACTTTACTTCACTAAGCGGAATTCATAAAGCGTTTAAATGCGTCAATGATACGATTTTTATTCCAGAAAAATCAACTCACGTGCTTGCATTAGCTTTTATTAAAAACCTTAAACACGTTGTTATTGGTTCATTGCCATCTGATCAGAAATTAAATACTGACCTTGGTAAGGTAATAAAGATTTTGAATGATCATTTAAAAACTGGTTCAATTGATATGCTTGATGTAAAGACTGAAATTATTGAAACTTATTCAGGTCAGCCTGAAATTCTTGCGCTTGCAAAGGTATAAACAATGAAACTAATTGAAATAACTGAATCTAGCAAAGTCTATAATTTTAAAAATGTTGAAGATACTATTAAACGACTTACTCCAGAAGAATTTGAAGCGGCAATTCGATTCGCAAAAAAGCAGCCAGAGTTTAAAGCGCTTTTAGCAGCTGGTTATGATTTTGCTTCGTCTGAAAATCAGCTTAAGAAAGGAATTTTAAGTTTTAAATTTGCGCATATTTCAAAAACTGACGCTGGCCAAGCAATATCTGACAACACTGCACGTTCAGTAATTTACCCAAACGGCAATGTTCGTTTAATGTGGGATAGCGGCGACCATGCAACAACTATTTCAATTCCAGGTATTGGTAGAAATCTAACTGAACGTTATAAAATCGGACTTCAAGCTCTTGTACGAGTTGCTAATAAGCGCGCTAAGCTCAGACAAGAGCTAGGCGTTGTCCATGGGTTAACCAATCTTTCTAAAATTGATACATCTCATCAAGCTTTAAATCAAATAACTTTTGATCGTTGTTCATTTAAGGATTTTAAAACTCTTGATCCCAATTTTAATGGCATAATGAAAATTATCAGCCACAAAGTTGACCTTTCAATGGTTGGCTGCGCAGTTAAGAGTCAACATTTAGATGAACTAAGAATACAAGAAGGCAAAAACGTAATTGATCTCGATAAATTACCGGAACGTATCGACATTTTAGATTTATCTGAATCAAACATTATAAGTTTAAAAGGAATCGGAAAAAGTTTAAGATATTGTGATAAGTTTTACTTTTCGCCTAAAATACAGGATAGCATTTTAGGTATAATGAACATTCAATGGATTTCAACTTATAAAGATGTTAAAGTAAATAGATTTACTATAGCATTTGAAAAAAACAAATTATTAGCTGATGCAATTGGAATCTTAATGACAAATTACCACAACAAAGCAGATATTTTAGATTGTAAAGCTGAGCTGATTGAAGCTGGGTTAGGGCAGTATGCCAAACTTTAAAGAATTTTTCAAATATAATCCTCGTGAACCCGCTCTTTGGATGTATGCTGAAAGACAAGACGTTTTAGACTGGCTTTGGCAGGCAGCTCCGCATAAAACGCAATTTGACGTAAATGATGATCTGATTGTTTTTTCAAAAGACGATTTCCAGCTCGAAGATAACGTAATAACAGCATTGCCAGTTCGTTTAGATACTCCAAAAAAATTAGTATTGAAAATGAAAAATTTACAAACTTTACGAGGTATACCAGAAGGCGTAATGTATGGAACTTTAATAATCGCTTCTGATAAATTAACAGAGCTTGATTATTTGCCATATAGCGTGTCTTCATTGAATATAATAGATTGCCCAAATGTTCATTCGCTTCATGGAATTCACGATAAGGTTAAACGAATGACGATGATTATTGTTGGTGAAGGAATTGAAAGCTCAATTCTTGGTCTTCTAACAATTAAAGATTTTTCAGGAATGATGACTAATACATCTAATTCTAACGCTTCGCTAAATAAAGCTTGTCAGATTTTAAATGCTGCAATTATTCATAAGCAAGATTTACTTGATTGCAAAGCAGAACTAATTGAAAAAGGATTATCAACATATGCTAAGCTTTAGAGATTATTTAAAAGAAGAAAAACTAACAGGCTTCTTAGATACAAGAGAGGCAGTTAAACAATACATGCAGGATAATTTTTCACTCATTTCATATTCATTTAATGATTATGAAGATGATCCTGATATTGTAGAAGTTAATTTAGAGTTAACTCCACGAATAACTTTTACAAATGAACATTTACGTAAAACTGGCAGCCAATATCATCTTCCATTTAAAATTGGAGAAATTACTAATTTAGTTATTAACGCGCCGAAGTTAAATTCTACTGAAGGTTTTCCAAATTCAGCAGGACGTATTTTAATTTTAGATATGGATTTACACGAGCTGAATCACGATATTGTATTCAATGTTGGTGATTTATGCTTACGCGGCACTTATCTCATAACGTTAACAGGAATTCATAACTCCTGTCCTCATGGAGTTAGTGAGTTAGAATTTCCAAAAGGACTACAGGGAAACGTTTTAGATTTAGCGCGTCTAGATAATCTTGACAGTGTAAGCGTTGCGCCGCATGCAATGCGACTTTCAGATGAAATTTGGAATGAACAAGTTCGTTTGGCGGCCACTATTAATGATTATCTTAGTGAATCTCGTGGTCTTGATTTATTAGAACTAAAAGCTACTCTTATTGATAATGGATTTTCAAAGTATGCCAAGATTTAAAGAATTTTTAAAAGAAGAAACTGAATCACATTACTTTAAAAATAAAGACGCCGTACTAGATTGGTTTAGCGATTATGTTGAAACACTTGAAACTCCTGATATTAAAGTAAATAATAAAGGAGTTTTTTATGTAGCCGATGATTCAATGGATTTTACTCTTAATCCTGGTTGTTCAGTTCCTGTAACTTGGAATGGAAGAAAAGTTTATGGTTTACCAGTTAAAATAGAAGAAGCCCGTGATTTTATTGTTAAAGATGGAAGATTAAATTCAACAGTAGGATTTCCTGATCTTGTAGATAATATTGTCCATTATCCATATGGTTTTCCTTGTGGTTTAACTGAATTTAACGACGCTGTATTTTTTCCGATGTGTAATCTTAAGTTGTCTGGAACTCAAATTAAAACATTAAGAGGTATTCATACTTCTTGTGACGCCGGTCTTGGCGATCTTTGGTTACCATTTGAACTTGACGGCCCGGTTCTTGACATTACAAAGCTTGAAGGTCTTAATATGGTAAGAATCGATAAAAAAATTCATCCGGCTCATTCAGATTATTTTAGATACAAGACACTTACTGAAACTATAAATCTTGTTCTTGAAGACGGTTTTGACGCGCTTGATTTAAAAGCTGCGCTTATTGAAAAAGGATTAAGTCAATATGCGAAGTTTTAAGCAATTTTTAGCTGATGAAGAAGTCGACAGTTGCTTTTTAACATTTGTAATGCAATTCAGCAAGCTTTATAATTCGCCTGAAGACTCAGAAGCGGAACGAATTGTTAGAGAAGCGTTTGAGCCTGTTTTTTCAAAGTATCACATTGAAAAAATGATTCCTTCTAAAGTAAACAAGCTTGGCGGCTTTTATTCTATAGTGCTTGTGATAGCTGAAGGGGCTCATTTAAATGTAAAAGATTTAGTTAATGAATTGACATTGTTGTATAAAGAAAAAATTGGTTCATATTCAGTTTTTGAACCTAACCCCTGGGCCGCTAGTTTGTATGTTAATCTTCCAACGTCATCAGTGTTTGATTGTGATTTTGAAGCTTTTATTACTCGTGTTAATAATAAAACTGCTAAAAATATTCACAAAACACTTTTGAATCTTGAACATCTAATGTTTCAAGATTCACTTTTTAATGGTCCGGTACTTGGAACGATGTTAATGCCGCATCTTAAAAGCGTTGGTCTTGAATTTCATTTAGAGCCGCCTGATTGGATCAAAATAATTAATGCGCAGCTTAAAGGCGATCGTGATTTGCTTGAGTGCAAGACACAACTAATTGAGGCTGGCTACGCTGAAATGGCTAAAATTTAAGCAAGTAATATTTATTCAATCTCAATAAAATCTCAAAATCATCAACCTTTAGAAATAAGCAAAAAATTAAAGTAGCTGATAAATAGCTTTAACACTTTACTTACGTGTTTAAAGGAGAAAAAATTTATGGCTACTCTCTCACAGATTGGCATTCCAGCTTCTGGAAATGGTATTTTAGCACCAAAAATTAAGAATCGCTTTCAAGTTCGCTTTGTTGGTATTGCAAGGGCACTTGGTGGAAATGGACGTGACTTAACCGCGCAGGTAACCACATTTACCCGCCCACAACTTGATTTTGAAGAAATTGAATTAAACCGCTACAACAGCCGCGCGTATGTTGCTGGTAAGCATACTTGGTCTGAAACAACTCTTACTGTTGAGGATGACATTACAGGTCGTGCAGCGTATGTTGTTCAAGGTCAGCTTGAAACTCAGCAGCGCTTGATTGGCGCAGACTCAACTAATGGTCAGTGGTTGAACGCAACCCCAACGGCTTCTGGTTACAAGTTTGCAACCAAGGTTGAACAGCTTGACGGTAATGAGTTCCCTGTTGAAACTTGGATTATTGAGGGCTGTTGGATCAAGTCAGTTGACTGGGGTGATCTTGATTATCAAGCATCTGAAGCAAATACGATTCAGCTTACTATTCGTTACGACCATGCACGTCAAGAACTTACAGGTCAGGGTTATGGAACGGCCATTGGAGGCACGTTATAAGTCCAACCATAAACATCCTGTCCGCAATCATAAACGCGGTACGCTTTTACAGCTACCGCGTTTTCTTCTTCTGATAAATTTTTATTGTATTGAATATCAAAATTTTTATTAAAGTTTTTTTCTTGAAATGCAATTCGTGATATTCTAAGTAATTGTCCTTCTTTATAATAAGAGTACCCTATTTTTGATGTACGTAAATAGGTAAAACCGATTTTTTCATAAAAAGAACTAATAAAGCCCCACGTTTTATCTCTATATGTTATTATAGATTGAGGATTAAGATTTTTTTTAAAAAACGCCAGTAATTTACCGGCACCACCAATCACATTTCCATTTGAACAATATCTTAGTAATTCCCATTCATAAGATTTATCATATCGTGGTTTTCCAAAAGTCATAACAGCGATAAGATTTTCATTATTAAATAAGCCCAAATTTATTTTTGCTGGAATAAAACCTTGTATATGATGTTGTTCTAAAAAATCTTTAGACGTTTTTATTATTTTTACTGTGCAATTTCGCGCAAACATTCTATTTGATTTATCTAATAGACTTTTTATTCTATTTTTACAAATTTCATTTTTTGAAATCCAGTCATCTTCAAAAATATGAAATAGTTGAATATAATTTTCATTACATAAAAACGATTTATTGAAATGATATGCAGGGTCAATTCCTTTTTTTGTTGAATGCCAATACAGCCCATTAAATTCAAATGCTATATTTTTTTTCGGTAAAAATATATCTAATTGGTATGGTTTTATAATCTGTTTTGAATCAATTATGATTTCATCATCGAACTGTTTTATCCATTCACAAATTTCATTTTGTAGTTTTGTTTTAGGATTAGAATAACAAGTTGGACAAGTTGGAATATTATTTGCTGATAATCTAGATATTTTAAAAGTCGTCTGACAGTCTTTGTGCTTAATTAGATTTATACGACCATTTTCAAACGTTTTTATTATTTCAAAGTTGAAAATTTTTAATTTTTCTATTATTTCATTTAATCGTTTTTGATATCTATTAGTGTAAAATTGCTTTGATTGAAAAATTGTAGGAGCACCGTATTTGGTCATACAGGTTTGACGTTTTTTAAATTCTGCTTCTACTTTATCTCTGCTATTTGCTGCCTCTTTCATTTTTTGTTTTTGCTCTAAGGTCCTTTTGCTACCTAAATTTTTATTAGGTGTATTTTTTTCCTTGATTGTCAATAGTCTCTTTTTTGTACATTCAGGATCTTTCATTTGACAGGACACGGAGCAATATGTGCCAACATATCCTAATTTAAAAACACTAAATGTTAAATAACCAGTTTGACAAATTTTACATTTAGGAGGTTCAATAACATTATTCAAAATTCTAAAAATTTTTTCACTTAACGAGCGCGATTTAAACGTAAAACTTTCTTCAATTATTTCAACATATTCAGCTATTTCCACGTTTTTAGGATTTTTTAGAATTGCTGCAGCATTTTTGTTGAGATTACCGTTTTTTAAGACAATTAATTGTTTTAATTTTTCTAACATAGAATTACTTTAAAATCAAAATAAATATATTTTATCAACATTTCATTTGGTTGTACATTGAAATAAATAGATCATATTATTTTAGGAGAATTTTATGTCTCTAGATTTTTCAGGAATTGTAGGTGGTACCGGTATTGATCTTGAACGAACAGCAGCTGCTGTTTTTGGTCAAGCGGTTGATATTTACGCTAATCAGCAAATAAATCGAATTTTTAGCGGGCCGACGTCTGGTGAAATAACGTCACATTCTAGACCACCATATGGATTATGGGATCCAGCTTCTTACGCTGAGGATCTTGTTGCGTTTCAACCAAAACACCGCTTTCTTTTTAAGGTGATGTTTGATGTTGAACCTCAGTATCTAAATCTTTTTAAGAACCATTCTGGACAATCAGCTTTCCAATATATGGTTAAATCTATTCAACGTCCTACAATAACGTATGAATATGAAGACGTTAACTTTTACAACTTTCGTACAAAGTTTTTAAAGTCAATAAAGCACGGTGAACTTCAGTTAACATTAATTGACGATATTCAAAATACGCTTCACGTATTTTTAGGTGAATATATTAGAGCGTTTTCTCCAATCAATCGTTCGGCCGCCCCCGCTAGTCCAATAATGTATGATACTGCTGGTTTTAACTTCACGGATCCTGCAGGCGTCGGGCAAGTAGATTCATCAGTACGCGGCGTATTAAAGAAAGCTAATTCTGATAATTCAATTAACCCACTCAAGTCAATAAAGATTATTCAGTTCTTTGGTCACGCAGCATGGTATAATACATTTACGCTAATTAATCCACGCGTTACATCAATCAATTATGATGACGCATCTCATGAAGGTGGCGATCCTGGAAATCACGTAACTCTTAACTTTGATTATGACGCGCTCTATCTTGATCAAACTGTTGACTTTATCGGAGCTCCTCCGTACCCAGCCCCAAAGTCAGACATTTACGGATCAATAAATGATAGAACAATAAAAGCAGCATCGTTTAATGATAGCTTTGATCCAGCCACTGGCAGACAAACAAGCGGTTTTGGTGTTGCACAAAGTGTTTTAGGTACTTTGCTTGGAAACGTTGGCTCAAGAATAGCGTCAAATGCAATTCAGCGAGTTACTCAAGGAGTGCTTGGGTCAAGCAATCCAATGATTGCAGGTGTGCTTGGAAATCTTGGTTATGGTGTTTCAAGTCAAGTAGGTGATATGGCTCGCCGAACAATCGGTAATACAGTGAACGGCGTTAGTCCTGGATTTATAGCGCCAAATCGTCCAGCTGTTATTGACAATAGTTCAATCAATCAAACAACTACACAACGTTACAATAATTTATTCTAATGAGCACAAAAACTACAATTCTTCCGTTAGAGCAAACCTTTAATATTGAAGCTGGCTCAACGCGCGCTTTACAAAACGTTTTAGAAGAAGATGATCAGATGATGGCGATATCACAAGCGACTGCAAATGAAGTCGCTCCTTATCAGGACGATGCTGAAGATAAAGAAATTGCAGAGCAAATTAAAACAATTTATGACGCTGCAATGGACGCCTTCGATAACCAAACACAACTTGTTGAAGTTGTTGAGCCACGATACGCCGCCCGACTTGGTGAAATCGCTAATCAAAGTTTAAATACGGCTTTAAATGCAGTTGCTCTTCGTTCTAAAAATAAGAATGAAAAGCGAAAAACTGCAGCATTTGTGCCTTTTGCTAATCAAAGCAATCAAACTAACATTGTAATGGCAAGTCGAAATGATTTGCTTAAAATGATTAAGGACAGAAAGGAAGTAATAATCGATGCAGAATAAATCGTTAAAGCAATTTCTATGTGAAGATGAAAATTTAACTCTTGAGAGGGGTGTTGAAGTTTTGCAAATGCTTTTTGGTGATCAATTTGTTATTGACGGTGATAGAGTCAACTCTACTCAAAGTTTATCATTGAATTTTTCACATAAACGCTGGTTCAAAGGAACACACATGCCTGTAAAATTTGGCAAAATTCAAGGTAATTTTAATGTAACAAATATGGATTTTAATTACAATAAAGAACTACCAATTTACGTTAAAGGAAATTGTTATCTCACTAGTAATGGATTTAAAACCATTGAGCATTTTCCTGAGTATATAGGCGCAATTCTTTCAATTTACGATAATCCAGAAATAAAAACGTATTCTAACATTCACAAACACGTAAAATATTGTGGAAAGGGAATAGTAATTGATCCTCTTCACTGCCCATATCTTGGTTTTCTTTTAGTTAAAGATAACTTATCAATTTTTAACATCAAATCATATTTAACTTTTGATATTTCAGTAGTAATGGGCGACCCTCATAATGAAGAAGCTTTTCAAGCAAAGCAAATCATTAACGATTACAAAGTTAAAAACGGCGATTTACTTGATTGCAAAGCTGAATTAATAGAACAAGGACTTACAGAGTTTGCGAAAATATAATATCTATCGATAATCTTATTCAGATTAGCCCATAAATAAATGAAAGTACCAATCTTTCATATTTTATGGCAAACATATACATCAAAAGAGCTTTCGCAGAAAGTGAATATACGTACAATGAAGTTCTTGAACTCGAACGTTGTACAAATGATCCAATCTACTTCATAGAAAAATACGTAAAGGTTCAGCACCCAACACGAGGACCTGTCCCATTTATTCTGTATGACTACCAGAGACACATGATCGATGTCATACATAACAATAAAGACTCGATTATCTTGTGTTCCAGACAGCTTGGTAAGACCACGGTAGTAGCAATCTATCTACTTTGGTTAACCACATTTTTTGAGGACAAGCTTGCTATTATTGCATCAAAGGCAAACAGTCACGCGATTGAAATTATGTCTCGCATTAAGTTTGCTTATGAGGAACTTCCGCACTGGTTAAAAGCAGGTTGCAAATATTACAATCGTCACAGCATTGAATTTGATAACGGCTCAATCATAAAGTCAGAAGCAACAACTGAAAAAACAGGTCGAGGCAGTTCGCCATCAATTTTGTTCCTTGACGAAATTGCATTTATTTCTCATAAAATTCAGGAAGAGCTTTGGGCGTCATTAACACCATCTCTTTCTACTGGTGGTAAATTTATTCTCACCTCAACACCAAACGGAGACTCTGATCTTTACGCGACTCTCTGGCGCGGCGCAATGGCTGGTACAAACAATTTTAAGCCGTTTAAAGCGCTATTTCATCAACATCCTG